CGGAATATTACAAGACTAAGTGGTTAAAGAAACATAATTTTGATCCGAAAGACATCATAGTAACCAAAAGAAAAGAGTCGTATGCAGTTGACAAAAAGACTGGCATACCAAACATATTGATTGACGATAGACCTAAGAACCTAGAGAGATGGGTTGCCAGAGGCGGGGTCGGTATCAGATATCAGGCAAATGAAGATAGTTTAGATTTAATTAAGAAAGGACTAGATAAAGCATATGGAACCATAGCAAATGTAAAAGGCGAAAACACCGAGAGTATGGTCACCCACGGTGACAGGAAATCTATGCCTTCGGAGAATGACCGTGGGTAGTGTATTGGAAACTACATACTTGGTAAACCATATGGCCGACAAGTCAGTTTTAGATACACTAAAAGAACAACAACAAAGGAGTAATAAGTGAACGACATAATAGAAATAATAGAAGATTTAAAAGAGATCAGAGAGGCAGTTAATCTCAATGACTCTGTACATATCGCTATTGACCAAAAGATAGAAAAGTATCAAAAGATACTAAATGAATTTGAAAATGCCAATAAAGAAGAATTTCCAAATAGAGAAATTGATAGATTTGGACCAGAGGAAGATTATTTAGAAGAAGAATCACCAGACTTAACTTGGGCAGGAACCTCTGGTTATAGTGTATAAATTAACGCTTGACAAATATAACAAATAATGATATGCTAAAGAAAATTAAAGGAGAGAAATAATTATATGGGTATATATTCAATAAAAGAAAATCTGTATGCTGAATTTGCACAACAGAAAACTAAACCAAAGAAAGTTAAATGGTTAAAAGAATTGTTAGAATTTAGAAAGAATAATCCTCAAGAATTTAGAGGCAACAAACTATCAGTCAAGAATATAGAAAACTTGATCGAGGCTTGGTCTCAAAAGAACCCTCAAAAGTATATTAAAGATAAATTAGGCATCACGGCTAGAGAAGAAAGAGAAAGACTTGCTGAAATGGCTAAAAGAGATCCAAAGGACGATGAGTAGTATTATTACATCAGTTTTACTTGCTGCAATTTTTATTGCCTTTATTGTGTGGTATTCGCCATACGGTAGTCAACACGAACCCATAGATTGGATACTATGGATATATCAGAATTTAAGATGGGATCTATAATATACACATATCAAAGATCAAAGAGAAAACCTATTCCTCTTACTGAAGAGCGAATTCAAACTCTTAGAGATCACGAAAAGTTTTTGAAAAGACACCGTGTTGGTGAATCACAACCTATTCATACAGAACCTATGAAAGTCGTTAAGAAAGAATATAGAGAAGAGGTAGAAACACCTACTAAAATTAAAGGCAAAATTGCTGGCACTAAACCTGCAGTTAATTGGCGTCTAGAGGAAAGTAAAAATTTTACAGTTGCACCTGCATATAATAAAGGTGCCTATCAAGTTATTACTAAATCAAATGTGAAGGATATAGGAAGATGAACTTAAATAGATTTTATTTTACTATGACACTTATATTGGTTACTGTATTGTTAACCAATTATGCTAGTGCCATTCAACAATTAGATAATGAAGGCCCTATATATGGTGAGTGTAAATATTATACCGAGACTGTTCTTGAGAATGGTGTTGAAGTTTCTAAAAAAGAAACTAGAGTCTGTGATGAAACTAGAGAGATTGGTGAAAATCCAGATGATGTAGAAACTTGGACTATGCAAGATGAACAGAAAATGCAAATGTTTGAGACTGGTTTAATACTGTTCTTTTTATTTGCATTAGAAAATATGTAATTTAACAGGAGGTAAACAAATGGTTAAATTTATAACAGGATTTATTTTAGGTGCAATATTATTGTATTGTTATCCTGAAATAGGTGATGAATCAATCAATATCATTAAGGAGGTATTAAATGGATTCTAAATCAAAACTCGTAATAGGTGCTACAGCATTGTCATTATTTTTGGCTGCTTGTAGTAGTACACATACGATTAAACAAGAGGCCACTTTCGAGTCAGATGGTGTTGTTAAACAGGTGCTTAATGAAGTGCCACAATGGTATATTGACGCTGAAGTAAAGAAAGGTCTCATAACTAACAGAGATGCTGACCAGTTTATATATGGTGTTGGTACTTCAGTTAGTCCTGACTTACAGTTGGCAATTAATAAGGCGACAATGGTTGCAAAAGCAGACCTTGCTGACCAGATCAACGGTGAGTTAAATGCTAGATCAGAACAGTTTATAACAGAACTGGGACAAGAAGGCAATAAACAAGTTGCTTCAAGAGTTGAAGAAACTATTGTAAATACCATATCAGCAACCACAGTTGTTGGGTATGATGAATTTGCAAAAGACATCTTTATAACAGCAGATCAAAACTATCGAGTATATGTAGGATTGAAATGGGGTTATAATGATAACAATAAACTATTTGCTTATATTCAAGACGATCATAATTTGCAAATAGAAATGAATGCTAATGTAGATGAGTTGGCTGAAGAGGCATATGAAAAAGTTATGGCTGCTCCAGTGACCAATGTTGAGGTAAACTAATGACTATCAAAGTTTATACTCAACCTGTCTGCTCGTATTGTAATGCAGCCAAGAAACTATTAGAGTCTCTTGGCTTGGAGTATGAAACAGTACAAGTAGAAAAAATTGGCATTGAGGAATTTCATAAACAGATAGGTAAACCTGTTAGAACTGTTCCTCAAATAATGATTGATGATAAACTTATCGGAGGTTTCAATGAACTTAAAGAACATTTTGTCAATGAAGGCAAGATAAACTTTAAGGGAGAACTCGTATGATTTTTCCATTCAAAGAGACCAACTTTCCTACTATATCATTTAATACAGATAGAAGAAAAAAGTATAAGTTTATAACAGACAAACATTTTGAACCTATAACAATAAGGGCTCATAGCACAAATGATGCTATACATACCTTTTTAAAAATAGGGTTCATAGTAGATGATATCCTCGCTATAGAATGTTATAAATAGCAATATGCTATCTTATAACAAATTCTTGACCGAGGGTGTCTATGATCCTCACATATTCAAGGCCTTCTTTCTCGCAGGTGGGCCTGGTTCAGGTAAGTCTTATGTACAAAGAAGATTATTTGCAGGTACAGGTATGAAAGTCGTTAATAGTGATAACTTTTTAACTAATTCACTAAAGAAGGCAGGACAAAGTTTAGATTTAAGAAGTATTGAAGGTGGTATTCTTGACGCTATGAGAGGTCGGGCAAAAAGACAAACAGGCAATCAAATGGATTTACATATTCAAAACAGACTAGGTATAGTTGTAGATGGTACAGGAAGAGATTACGATAGACTCGCAGATGACTTTAGGCATTCGTATCGTGTAGGTTACGATAACTTTATGATATTTGTTAATACTAGTTTAGATGTTGCACTTATAAGAAATGAAAAGAGAGCAAGAAAAGTAGCAGAACCAGTTGTTATAAAAAACTGGAAAGGTGTTCAGGCAAATATAGGTAAGTTTCAAAGACTATTCGGTATGGGTAATTTTGTTGTAGTGGATAATAATAGAGATAATGATAATGAAACTAATACGGCTGTATTTAAAGAGGTTAGAAGATTGATGAGAAGAAGTCCATCAACTTGGCAAGCAAAAGCTTGGATAAGAAAAGAACTAGAAAAGAAAAGAAGATAATAATGGGCAAAGTAATACAGTTTCCTAAAACACAATATTTAAAAAATATTAATAAAAGGCCTAAACTTACTCAAGAAGAAATAAGTAAGGTTCAATTAATGAATGATAAGAGAGTCGCTGACCAATTATCAGAAAGTTTAGCAATAGATATTCTTACCGTATTACAAGAGTCGATTAGTGATATGCAGAAAACAGAATTTATTGCTGACTTAGCAATTTTAATAGAGGTAATTAAATCTACATTATATAGAGAACACGATTTAAAACACCCTATGCAAGAGATTATTGCAAAAATAGCTACAGTAAAAGTATTGCCAAATGGCGAGAAGGTTACTGAATTAAATTATAGACCAATTCTAAATAAAGAAGAGGAAATTGATATAGAATTTATTCCAGATACGGAATAATTCTTATAAATAATACTATTGATAACTTAAAACTTAATCAAAGATTAATCTGTTAAGGAGAATAAATATGCAAAGAACAGACGACATACTAGGTGTCAACCGATTACCTAATGAAAATACTAAAAAATTAATGGCAAAAAAACTTGAGACTGACACAGGTGCAGTTACCTTAATGAGCGAAATATGCTTAAAGGTAAATAATGCCAAAGACAAATCAAAGAAACTTAGAGTATTAAGAGAAAATGATAGTCAGGCTTTAAGACAAATATTAAAAGGTGCTTTTGATCCAAAGATCAAATGGTCATTACCACTTGAGGGTGGACCAATACCTTACAAACCAAATGACGCACCAATTGGCACAGAACATACTATTCTTTTACAAGAAGCAAGAACTTTGTTTAGATTTATTGAAGGTGGTGATACAACTATCACTCAAAATAAAAGAGAAACAATGTTCATACAATTATTAGAAAGTTTATGTGCTGAAGAGGCTGAGTTTTTAATAAATGTTGTATCTAAGAAATTAAATAAAGTCTATAAGGGATTGACTGCCAATCTAATAAAAGACGCATTCCATTGGGATGATGATTTTATGCAGAAACAACCGTCTTATCCAGTATAAATTTCGCAGTTTTTCAACAAGGAATAATGCTTGATGTGCCAATCTTTCTGTGATATAATAAATATATAAAGAGAATCATAGAAAGGTGGGTACAGATGGCAAGATATAAGAAACTGGCAACAGTCTTGAAAGGGGTTGATTATAAGAAACCTTATAAACCAACTAAGAAAAATGCTGTTATGATGTTTAATATATTGAACTTTGCTATATTCAATGGCAAATTAGAAATGCCTAAAATTAGAGTAAGACAACTAAGAGGTGCTCTTGGCGAATATTGTTATGATACCAAAGATCCTGATTTTACTGAGATATCTATTTCCCCTACATTTCAAAATATGAAACATTTTATAAATGTTCTAGGCCACGAAATGGTACACCATTATCAATACACGATTCAGGGAGATACAGGCAACCACAATAAAAAGTTTTACAGATGGAGAAACAAGTTTGAAAAAATGGGACTCGAATTAAGTCGAGTCGCATAATTATATTATGGATAAATTGAACAGAGCGGAGAGGAAACTTATCCGCAATATATTAGATAATAGAAGAGCTTTATATAAAACACCTAGAAGAAAGATAGGTGGCAATAATAAAGATTGTAAAGAATATGAAGCTGCCTTAAGCCTTTTTATGAAAGGCATTATAAGAATTTCCCGAAAAGTTGATGTTGAGAATGAAGGACCTTTAAACGAGGCCAATGAATCTTGGTATGAATGTAAACCGTGGAAAACAAAAAGAGAACTAAGGAGAATATTATGAAAAATTATTGGGATATAATAATGAATGATAGGGTAAATGCTCTTAAAAATTTACCTTTTCAAGTTAAGTTTATGTCTATGCAAGTGCTTGCTTGGATGTGGTCTGCTGTATTCGGTATCTATATCGTAGAGAGTATCTATGCATTTGGTATATCGGCATTCGCCCACGCCGCCCTTATCACAATGACTGTGCTTACAGCAATTTACTTTAGACAAGTGAGAAAAGAGAAAATCACAGGCATTCATACGAGGGGCAAAGGTGGTGAACACGAATGAAATATCAAGATTGGGATAAACTAGTTATCGCAATTAGTTTTATTGTTTTTTGCATTTTAATAGGAGAACTAATGATATGAGACAAAATATATCTAGTGCTGTAATCGCTGTTGTTATTACAGTTATTACATTTTTCTTTTTAAATTGGTCATACAAAGATGCAGACGAATTAAAAAACTCTGAGAAAGAATTTATTTGTACAAAAATAGATTGTGGTGACGAGAATATAGAAGTGCCTAAAGTAGATCAGGATTTTATAGATGATATACGAGGTGCTCTAGAGGATGAACCTGATATAACTGCTGAGACAAATAAAGAATTCGTTATGTCATTGAACAGTTGTATTGACTATGTTTATGAATCTGTATCCGAAGATTATCAATTACCTAAAGAGATGATTGTTGCACAGGCAATACTAGAATCTGGTTGGGGTAAATCTAGATTTGCAGATGAGGCAAATAATTTATTCGGCATAAGAACTTTTGATAAGTCAGATAACTGGATGTTGCCTGAAACAAAAAAGACCTGGACTGGTTGGGGTGTAAAAGTTTATTCTAGTAAATGTGCTAGTGTAAGAGATTATGTCCGTATTATAAATGAAGTCTGGGCATACGAAGAACTTAGGGCAGCAAGGGCAAATAATCCTAACATATCTGCCGAAGAACTATCTATGCATTTAACACGCTTTTCCACCAACCCTAAATATACCAAGTTAGTGATTAATATTATAAAGACTAAACTTGGGCAATATGACTTATCTTAATGATGTACACGGTATAATCATAGGAGGTGTTCAAAACTATATAAGAGATGAATGTACCTATGATGAAAATGATAACCTAATACAAATACTAGAACCTACACAATCAAGAGAACTAGGTGTAGGAATTATGAGAGCCCACGGTGCTCATAAAGTTGGTTCATTTTTAAGAGAGAACGGTGCTGATGTTGAGGTAGTTGATTATGCTTTTACCTGGACATTAGAAGAATTAAAAGACCTATGGAAATCTAGGTATTATAGTAAGACATTTTTTCTCTGTATATCAACAACATTTAGAAATTCATCCTTATATCTATGGCAATTCGTAGAATGGGTTAGAGAAAACTATCCTCATATACACATAATAGGCGGCACTCAATCAATAGACAAAATAATACCATTCAAATTAGACTGGTATGTTTTTGGATATGGTGAGTATGCTATGTTAGAACTTATAAAAAGTTTAAAAGATCAAACCACCAGTAAAATAAAGTATAGTAAAGTTGGTAATAAAAAAATTATCAATGCACAAAAATACTATAAATCATTTCCTAAAAAACAATTATCATTATCATACGAAGATAGAGACTTTATACAACCGTGGGAAGTATTACCTATGGAGTTAGCTCGTGGTTGTATTTTTCAATGTGCCTTTTGTACCTATCCAATATTAGGTGTTAGAGATGATCATAGCAGAGATGAGCAAGATTTTTATAAAGAACTAAAAGAAAACTATGATAGGTGGGGAACACAAAACTATGTATTCTCAGACGAGACTGTTAATGATTATCATTCAAAACTAGAGAGATATGCTAGTGTAATAAAAGATTTACCTTTTAAACCTAGATTTGGTGGTTTTGCTAGAGGCGATTTAATCGCAGGTAGAAAGAAGTCTTGGGATACATACATTGAATTAGGTTTTATGAGTCACTTTTATGGCATAGAATCTATGTATCGACCTGCTGCTAGATCAGTAGGCAAGGGTATGGAAACAGGAAAATTACAAGACGGGTTATTAGAGTTTAAAGAGTATGCTCAGAAGAACCATGATTTTTACACAGGTTATATAAGTTTAATTGCAGGTCTACCTAATGAAACATTTGATACACTAGAAGATACATATAGTTGGGTAAAGAAAAATTGGCAAGATCATTTTTCTTTCATTACTCCTCTTTCGATACAGGCCCCAATCTTCACAAAAAAGTACTCATATATAGTAGAGGAGCTAGGTAATCGTTCTTTAATAGAATCAGACCCAGCAAAGTATGGTTATGAAATTATAGAAGATTATGAGCCAGGTTCACAGATTGAATGGAAAAGTAATACTGGGATGACATTAAAATCAGCAACAGCGTGGGTAAAAAGTAAAGGTATACCACTAACACACGGTTCAGTACCGCCTTGGAATATACCAGAGTTTATGGTTGACCCTAGTATCTCATATCTAGATATGATGGTGAAAGGTCCTAATAAATCAAAAATGAAAACTTTATTAGCACTAGACTTACAGAAAACATTTTTAGATGTTTACAATACAGACTTAGATAAGTTGACCATGAAGGCGACCATGAATATGCTACAAATGAAGGAAAGATCAAAAGTAGAGTCATTAGAGATAGGCATTAATTGGGTTGAATCTAGTAAGGTTGATGGTGTTCAGTTTTCTAGTGGCGGCAGACACCTTATGAATGGTTTTGAAAAGCATAAAGTAGATCGTATTAGAAAATATAAAAAAGATAAGATAAATGCTTAAAGACATACACGGTTTAATTATAGGGGGATTACAAACATTTATAATTGATGAGTGTGTACACGATTATAATGGTAATCTAATACAGCTAGTTGACAAGATACCTGAAAAAAGAGAAGCATATGTGGGTATGATGAGGTCTCACGGTGCTCATAAAATAGCAAGTTTTTTAAGAGAACAAGGTGCTGATGTTGAGGCGATTGACTATGCTTATTCTTGGCGATTAGAGGAATTAAAAGACCTATGGAAATCTAGATATCACAGCAAAACATTCTTTTTATGTATATCAACAGTATTCAAACAATCTTCATTTCATTTATGGTCATTTGTTGATTGGGTGAGAGAGAACTACCCTCATATTCATATTATAGGAGGCACACAATCTGTTGATAAATTATTACCATATAATTTAGATTGGTATATGTATGGTTATGGAGAGTATGGTATGCTTGAACTTTTAGCATATTTAAAAGATGGCCGAAAAGGTGACTTTAAGTTTTATCAAGTAGGCAAAAGAAAAATAATTAATGCTCAAAAATATTACCCAGCATTTCCTAAAAAAGATTTAGGTATATCATATGAGGATAGAGATTTTATAAAACCGTGGGAAGTATTACCTATGGAGTGGGCAAGAGGTTGTATATTTAAATGTGCTTTCTGTTCTTATCCTATTTTAGGTGTTAGAGAGGATCATAGTAGAGATCCTGAAGATTTAAAAAAAGAGTTGACAGAGAATTATGAAAAGTGGGGTGTGAAACACTACTTACTTGCCGATGAAACTGTCAATGATTATCATTCAAAACTACAAAAATATGCTGATGTGATTAAGACACTCCCATTTCAACCTCAATTCGGTGGGTATTGTAGGGCCGATCTAATTGCAGGGAGAAAGAAGTCTTGGGACACATATCTTGATTTAGGTTTTATGAGTCATTTCTATGGTGTTGAGTCTTTACATCACCCAGCAGCTAAGTCAATAGGTAAAGGCATGGAAGTAGGCAGATTAAAAGATGGTCTTTTAGAATTTAAAGAATATGGATTTAAAAATAATAAAGATGGGTTTTATGCTGGTTATATTAGTTTAATTGCTGGTTTACCTTATGAAACAGCAGAAACTTTAGATGAGGGTAATGAGTGGTTAAAAAAACATTGGCAAGATGGGTTCTGTGCTATAGGAACTTTATCATTAAATATGCCTATCTATCAAGGTGAATATGAACATATTGCATACGAATTAGCAAATCTATCCCTTATAGAAAAAGATCCTCAAAAGTATGGATACAAAATTATGGGTGAGATGGATAAAAGAGGATTATGGCAAACAGATACTATATCTCACAAATATTTTAACAAGGCACTTGAAGCAAATACACCTAAAGGTAAAGAAGATGAGGTTCCTAAAAGAGTACCTATGAGATGGATAAACAATATGGGATTTGATATTGATGATGCACAAAACTGGATAAAAAAGAATGGTAGTATCTTAGCAAATGGCACAGTTCCTACTTGGTACTTTGCTGAATATCTATTTGATCCTGAGTTAGAGTGGGTAGATATGATGGGAAAAAGTGATAAGAAGTACAGATTAAATCTAGCAGATATAGAAAGTCCTAGACCTGATACTACTGGTGAAGAATTAAAAAAGAAAACCTCAGACTATTATGAAAATATAAGAGAACTTGAGATGAATAAAAGAGAATTACCTGTAAGTAGAAATATATCTTTACCAGAAATAGATGGTGTTCAATTTACTAGTGCTAGTGTTAATATGACATTAGATATTAAGGCAAGAAAATCACAAATAATAATGAAATACAAGAGAGACAAAATAAATGCATAATGTATTTTTACAGAAAGATTTAGGAAGTATAGGTGATTTTATGAATGCCTTTAAAAATGATATTAAAAAAGAGTTTTTAAAAAATTCAAAATTACCTGACGACTACTTTACAAAAAAACAAGAACAGGAGAAAGTCAGTTTTTACTCAAGATTTAAAAAAGTATTCAGTAAAATAACTAAGGGTAATTGGTGGGATAAAACAGATTTTAATGATCATTTATTTATGATAGGTAACTGGAAAATGAGACCATTATATTATAATAAGAAGTGGGCTTGGGATAATTATGTAGATAGAGAGGCAAAAGTAGATGGTATTACATTCGGTACAGTATCAGCATATGATTTAATAAAATTACATTATCCTAAAACAGTAGAGATGTTAGATAAGATCAGAGAGAAATACGGCGACTGTATAAACAAGGCTACATTTTCTATCTTAACTGCAAATGGTTACATATCTGTACACAAAGGATTAGAGAATATACATTCAGAATATATAAGATGTCATATACCTATTATTATACCTGAACATAAAAAAGATGAACTATATTTAGAAGTCAATGCTGATAAAATACACTGGACAGAAACATTTGGATTTGACAATCAAACATATCATACTGCAACAAATAAAACACCTTACAATCGTTTAGTTTTTATGATAGATATTTCTAGAGAGGCATTGAATATGAATAAAAAAGAAAAAGTCATAGCACCATTTTTTACTAGACTTGTAAGAATAATTTTTAGAAAAGGAGTAAATTTAAATTAATGAGAATACTAACAACAATATTAACAAGTAGAGACATAGATAAATTTCAAAGATGTTTAAAAAGTGTTTTATCACAAACCGAATGCCTTGTGGTGTGTAATACTTTAGATGACGACTATGCGAAACAAGTAGAAACACATTGTAGTACTCATCCTGTAAAATTAATTCATACTCATTCAACAGGATGGCCTAGTGCTGGTAAACAATCAGTATTAGATCATTTTCTTATGACTGATTATGATTATTTGTTTTTAATCGAGGGCGATGATTTTATATATCCTAATACAATAGAAATTCTAAATGAGATGGTAGAGAAACATCACCCAATAGATATTTTAGCATTAACTAATCAAGAAGTGCTTATGGGTGAACTTATGACTATGAAAGAATGGCGATCATCTAAACTATTTGATGATAGAATGAGACCAGAATTAGAAAAACTACCAGTAGATACAGTCAGATCATTTTTAGAAAATACACAAACTGCGATTGATATAACTGGTGATGGTATAAATCGTATTGTATTATATTCTAGAAAAGGTGCTCAAATTCAATATGATACAAATATTAAAAGTGGTGATGATTTTGTATTTGGCTGTCAGGCAAGATTATTACACGAAAAAGGTGATATTCAAATGTATCTAACTAACTGTCCTGAGCTATATGTTTATGATCAGAATGATAGAATTGGTTTTGCTACGCCAGAGAAATTGGCAGATATTGGTAAGTATATGATTTCTGATGATTTTAAACGCTTGACAGATACGCTAGGACCTGATATAATAGAGATATCACATAGACTCACTTATGACGAGAGAAAAAAATACATTAAAAAAACAGCGAATAGCAAGACTATCTTTGGCACGAAATAATGCGATGGATCCTGATATGAAAAGAATATGGGGAAATAAAATTAAAGAGACTGAAGATAAACCAATACACTATGGTGATGATCCTAAATGGCGTGAAAGATGGTCTGAAATTTTTAGAAAGATGAAATGAATATATTTTACTTACATAAAGATCCAAAGACTTGTGCCGAAATGCATATAGACAAACATTGTGTTAAAATGATTATCGAGTATGCTCAATTAATGTCAACAGCACATAGAATGCTTGATGGTTTAGAATATGAAGGCAGAACTAAAACTGGCAGACGAGTTAAGAGGTGGTTATGTGAAGATATTGCTAAAGAACAAATTGTATATAAGGCCAGTCATATACACCACCCTAGTGCTGTATGGGTAAGAGAAAGTGCTTATCAATACTGGTGGTTATATCAAATGTGGTCTCACCTGTGTGATGAATTTACATATAGATATGGTAAACAACATTTAACAGATTATAAATTAAGAAAAGTATTAAGAGAAATACCTAAGAACGCACCTCTTAATAAACCATTTACAGAACCACCACAAGCTATGCCTGATGAGGTAAAAGTAGTAGGTGATTCAATCACAGCATACAGACAATATTATATGAAACATAAGAGAGGATTTGCAACATGGAAGAAAGATCGAAAACCGGCGTGGTTTCAGTAGAAGAGGCACACGAAGAAATATTAGACCTGGCTGGTAAAATGCTAATGAAAGGCACTTCACCACAGATGGTATGTTCTTGTCTTATTGCTGTTGCACTTAGAAGCTATATGACTCTGATGACTAAAGATGAAGTAGTTAGTTTATTAGAACATATAATAGAAGATATAGATAGGGTTAAACCCTATGATATCACAATGCCATCAACGGAGGTACACTAATGGGCAAACACATAAAAACATCTATGGATGAGAAAGTTATAGATTATCTTGCCATAGAACTATACAAAGCAGATCCTGATAATGTAGTCTTAAATAAATTTATGAATATGAAGAATGAAGAAGGATATGCTTTAACAAAGACTATAAATAAGTTTAAAGAAACAGGTAAACATCCTGATCATTATAATACAGACGGTACTTGGAAAGAACCTAATGGTAGGATATCATTTGAACAATTTAAACTATAATGCCTTTATATACTTTTAGAAATAAAAAGACCGGCGAAGAGTGGGAAGATATGATGACCATAGCTGAGATGGAGGCATTTTCTAAAAAAAGAGATATTGAACTTGTACCTACAGGTTTTGGTATTGTAAGTAGTGTTGGTCAATTAGATAGTAAGATAGATGATGGATTTAAAGATGTATTAAGTAAAATATCAGATGCACATCCTCATTCAGCACTTGCCGATAGATATAGAAAGAGAACTGCAAAAGAGGCAAAAGGCAAGGCAGCACTAGATAGAATTAAAAAGAAGTACGGGAAGATTGTAGATTAGATAAATAGTATATGTTGCTGTCGAGACATTTACAACACCGTGCTTTTGCACATAAGAAGTTGAGTAAGTCAATCCGACAAGGCAACAACACCGGGGCGAGTAGGGCACCGGGACAGGCGAATAAATTACTACTCGCCCACTTAAAGGAAGAAATATGGATTTAGATTTTTTAGATGGTTTTGATACCGATTTAGATTGGGGTTTTACAACCACTGATGCAAAACCTAGTGAAACAAAAGATACTGAAGCAGTTGCAAAGACAGCTGCTAGTGAAGTTGCTAAGGTAACTGACGGTTCTTTAAAAGCACTAGAGAGTAAACTAGATAAGATATATTCAGCAGTTAATTCTGCTAAGTCTGAGATTAAAGAAAAGAATCAAGTTGAATTAGATATTGCTAAGAAGCAGATGGATGATGAATACGACTTGAGAAAAGATAATCTAGGCAAAGAAATGAAAGATAAGTTTTCTCAGTTAGAAAAGTTAGTAATACCTTTGATGCTAAAATTAGCAAAGGCACCAGAGAATTATATTTACTGGCCTAATCGTAAATCAGTAATCGAAGCACAATTAAAGAAAATAGTAGCAATAACAAGAGGTAAATAATGCAATTATCGAAAAACTTTAGTCTAAGTGAAATGACTAAATCAGATACCGCAGCAAGAAAAGGTATCGAAAATACACCTACTGAAACACATAAAGAGAATATGAAACTTTTAGTAGATAAAGTTTTACAACCAGTGAGAGACCATTTTGCAAAAAGTGTAAGAGTAACCTCAGGTTATAGATCAGAGGAACTATGCGAGGCGATTGGGTCAAGTAAAACTTCTCAACACGCTAAAGGTGAAGCAGCAGATTTTGAAATAACAGGTATTGATAATAAAGAATTGGCAGAATGGATTATAGATAATCTAGATTTTGACCAAATCATATTAGAGTTTTATAATGATGGCGATCCAAATAGTGGTTGGGTACATTGTTCTTATAAACTACACGGTAATAGAAAACAAGTATTAAGAGCATCTAGAGTTGACGGTAAAACACACTATACTCACGGCTTGACATTATAATAAAAACCTGTTATAATATACATTATGAGTAAATTGAAAGAATATTTTAAAACCAAAGGTATGAAAACCTTTGTTCATCAACCCGTAGATGATCTACCTAAATTACTAACTGAAAATATAAATGGCGGAAGATATTATATTTCACCAACAGGTGAAAAGTATCCTTCGATTACTACTGTTCTTGCA